TGCGTCTTCTGGAAACGTGTGGGTGAAAGCAGTTGGCTTGGCGCTCACAGTCTGGAGCTTTCGCTCGGCGTCCAGGAGTATGCCTAGACGCGGCACAGACATATCGAAGCCGGAAGCGTCGGTGCTAACGACTTCAAGGCTGCCTGCGCCCTGCTGTACGCGCTGGATGAAATGCTCGACACCTTCTTTGTGATGTCCTGAGCCGAGCCCATGAATGGTTTTCGAGCCTTTCTGCTGGTACTGGTCTATGTCAGTCTTGCAAGCATTGTAGCTCCCAAGCATTTGGCAGATTGTATCTACCAAGGAAGCTAACCATATGATGCGAAATCGACCTGACGCGACCTTTTCCGGCCCGTGATCCTCAGGCTTGATGAAGGCCTCTTTTGGATCGACCAAGAACAACGATCTCTGTTGCTTCGCTGACATCGTTCCCTGACGAGCGCCAGCCGCCGCACGCAAGAGCATGCGGCAGCCGACGATCATTCTGAGTTCAGTAGCGATGTCCTCGTTGGAATCCGTTGCCCATTGGCGCTTGTCCAGCTGCCGGAAACGAGTATTCCAACCTGAGCTCTTGTGCTGTAACGCGTGAAGAACGCGAGTCCATCCGCGGGAGCATCCATCCGAGTTTGTTCCTTCGAAGATGGCTGGAAGGTGCTCTGCATAAGAAGAAACTGCCAGATCGAAAGCAACTCTGGAACGAGCCGTCATCTCTGGAGCGTGCGAATCGAGTCGTTTCGCGTGGGCTTCCAGCGATCTCCTGATGTTCTTGCGAGTAGACTTCGGGATGACATGCTCTGCCAACCTTCCTAGTCCTGCTTCCTTTAGCTGTTCCTTCTCCTCAGGGGTGAAGCCGATGCAGCCATCAGCGTCCTTCTCCGGGGCCTTGCCGTAGGCCTTGTATCGGCCAGTCTTCGTGAACACTGGCTGTCCATCGGACCCAAGGAAAGACTCCTGTTCATCCTTCGCGAGGTCTTGGACACTGGAATGCATCTGCATGTTGAGAATCCACTCCCTGATGGCCGGCTGCGTCATCAAGTGCTCTGGTGTCGTGCATGCCGCCTTCTTGAGGGCCCATGCAGCCTTCACACCTCCCTGAACAAAGTCGACCAACATGTCAGCAACTTCTGAGTTCTTAGGGTAAAGCGAGAAGCCGGTGGGCTTGGCTGGCATCGCTGCTGGGGGGACATCTTGCTCTGAATTTCTCCAGAACCTCTGGTCCTCCGGCAGCAAAGCTGAACCTGCCAGATGCTGCTTTAAGGAAGCCAGCATCGCATGCGTTTTGTCGTCAACAAGCTCTGCGTCAGGGTGCGCTGCTAAGGCGGACTCGTTCGCAGTGACGTCCTGGCGCACAAGTCCTGCTGACTTGAGCGTGTGTAGAGTTGCCAAGTCTCCATGTCGTTGTGTGAAGGCCGACGAGTCTGCAGTGAGGCTTTGCGCGAGCCGTGATTGGTTGACGATGTCCTTGCACGTTGTCTGCAGCTGGTCTAAAGCTTTCTCAGACTTAGCAGCAACCTCTGCTAGGGCTTCGCACACGTCCCGCTTTTGGCGCTTCGGGCGGCGACGACGTGTAGGCTCCTTCTCCCTAAGCATAGACATGGCCAGTCCGGGCGGGATCTGCCGTTCACCCTTGTGACCGTCGTACCGTCCGCCTCTAGGCTGACCTTTCCTGTTCTTTGCC